AAATTATCATTTTTTATATTAATACTTCTTAAATATAGTTTATTTATTTTATATCTGCCATAAATTAATTCTTGTATACCATCTTTAAAACTAATATTTATATCCCATCCTAAACTTCGTATTTTTTCATTACTTATATAATACCTTTTATCATTAAATGGTCTATCTTCAATATATGTAATCCATTTATCATAATCATCTGTTTCATGTATTTTATTTATTAATATTTTAGCAACATCAATTACAGAATATTCCATTCCTTCATCACAACCTATATTATATATTTCACCCACTACACCTTTATTTAATAATGTTTCAAATGCTGATGATACATCGTCTACATGTAAAAATGCTCTTAAACTAGAACCATCACCTTGAATAGTTACTTTATTACCTTCTTTTAATTGTTTAATAAATTTAGGAATTAATTTTTCTGGATATTGATTTGGTCCATATACATTATTCCCTCGTGTGATTATAATTGGCATTTTAAATGAATGTAAATATGAATTAGCTATTAATTCTGCTCCTGCTTTTGATGCTGCATATGGATTAGTAGGACATAGTACACTCATTTCTGTTTTAGATGATTCATTTAATTCTGATTCACCATATACTTCATCTGTTGATACATGAATAAATAACTCTAATGTATTACAATATTCTCTACAACTTTCTAATAAATTATGAGTTCCTAATATATTATCATTAGTATATTGAAGAGGTGTTGAAAAACTATTATCCACATGAGATTGTGCAGCAAAATGAATTATATTTGTTATTTTATTATTTTGAAATATATAATCTAATAAACCTTTATTTTGTAAATTTCCTTTTATTAATGTATATCTATCAGAACTTCTAATATCTTCATTAATATTATTTTCATTGGCACAATAATACATTGCATCAAAATTAATTAATTTAATTTTATCATATTGTTTCATAATATAATTAATAAAATTGGAACCTATAAATCCACATCCACCTGTTATAAAAAGAATATTATCTGAACTATTAATCATAATAAGTTAATATGATTTTTTTTATATAAATATATCTTAAAACTTTAAATAATAAATTTAAATTTTTAGATTTAATTAAAATTAATTAAAATTAATTAAATATTATATATATATACATGACAACTTTAATTAAACACATAGAAAAATGTTTGAACTTAACTGAAGAATATAAGTCTAAAGTAATACCCGAAATTTTAAATATGGATGGAATGTCTGGTAAAAAAACCAGACATTTTTATAATAATATTTGTTCCATGGACGATGCAAGATATTTAGAAATTGGAACTTGTAAAGGTTCTTCAATATGTTCAGCAATGTGTAATAACAAAATGACTTGTGTTGCTATAGATAATTGGAGTGAATTTGGTGGTCCTAAAAATGAATTTTTAGAAAATTTTAATAAATTTAAAGGTGAAAATTATGCTACTTTTATTGAAAAAAATTGTTGGGATATAGATACATCAGTATTAGGAAAATTCAATATTTATATGTATGATGGTAATCATACTGAAACAAGCCATTTTCAAGCATTAAATCATTATTTATCTTGTTTAGATGATGAATTTATTTATTTAGTTGATGATTGGAACTGGAAGCAAGTGAGAAATGGAACAAATAAATCAATAAAAGATAATAAATGTAAAATTTTATATCAAAAAGTTATAAGGACTACTAATGATAATTCCCATGGAAATCCTCATGGCAAAAATTCTGACTGGCATAATGGTATTTCTATTTTTGTATTAAAAAAATAAAATTATTTATTCATAATATAATTAATAATATTGGAGCCTATAAATCCACATCCACCAGTTATAAAAAGAATATTATTTGAATTGTTCATCATAATAAGTTAATATTGTTTTTTTTTTATATAATAAACTTAATATATGAATATAAATATATTTTTAATGTGTTATAATGAATCTATTATAATAGAAAATACTATTAATCATTATAAAGAAAGATTTCCTAATTCTATTATATATATATTAAATAATTATTCTACTGATAATTCTGTTGATATTGCTATGAATAAAAATTGTAAAATAATTAATTCCACTTTTGAAAATTTAAAAAATAATCAAGATGAATTAGAATTATTAAAATTAAGAAATAATTTTTGGAAGGATTATGAAAAAGGATGGACTATCATATGTGATATGGATGAATTATTAGATATAAATGAAAATGATTTAATATATGAAAATTCCCAAAATGTTACAATAATTAATACATTAGGAGTTCAAATGGTTGGTGAAAGTAAAGAAGAAGATTTATCTGATATATGTATAAAAAATATAAATAAAGGATATCTTGATAGAGCATTTAATAAAAAGATTTGTTTTAATTCAAGTTATATAAATGATACAAAATTTTCACCAGGGGCACATCAATGTAATCCAATGGGAGAAATTAAATATTCACATAAAAAATATTATTTAAAACATTATAATTTTTTAGGTGAAAAATATTATATTAATAAAATATTAAATAGACATAAAAGGAGACCAAAAGAATATTTAAATATTGGATACAATTATCATTATATAAATGATATTAATAAAATAAAAGAAACATATAATGATTCATTAAATAAGTCAAAAAATATTGATGAATTATAATATGATTATTAATAATTTAACACCTGTTATAAAAAGAATATTATCTGGATTATTAATCATAATAAGTTAATATTGTTTTTTTTTTATATAATAAACTTAATAATATGAATTTAGAACATTGAAACTTAGAAAATATATAAAGGAATAATTATATCCCAAAGGGCACATGCTGCTATTATATTATGCTTAATCATATACATACTTATCACAGATACCTCAGCTTACTGTATTTGGTGCCGACAGCAGCGCGCATCGCATCGACGGACGGCATGGCATCACCTTTGGAAATTTAAAATGCCGATTTTTATTATAGTAATTATTAACTATAATAAAATTATAATTTAATTATTTAATTTGTCAATTGTAAAAACAATATCGTCATAACGATTTTTGTTTTGTCTTAAATCATATACTTTGATATATTGTTTTAAATTTTCTGGAACTTCATTTTTAAGTATATCAATCCAATCCCACGACTGAACATCTTCAATTATTAGTATTCCATCGTCAGTCATTATTTGCGAATATAATTTTATAAATTGTTTCATACTTTCTAAACTATGAGGTCCATCATCTAACATAAAATCACACTTTATATTTTTATTTAAGAAATGAGTAATAAAAAAATCATTATTGTATGCGTCCGTGGATGTATGTAATATAATTTTATCATTATTTTTTATACATTCACAAATATCATTAATATTCATTACATCTAATCCATAAACATTCGCATTTGTAAAAAAATCACTCCATAATTTTATACTTCCGCCCCGAGCTATCCCTATTTCTAATACATTTTTAGCAGTTTCCTTTTTTGATATCAATAATTTTTGATATAGCGGTAAATAAGAATGTACTGTATTTTTGTCGGTTTTCATATTATCAACTATTTCTTCTAAACTCATATTATATAATATTTATATATAATAATTATATATAATAAACGGCGCGGCGTTTTAAATTTCCCGCTGTAAATTTATGGAAGAGTTTTATTGATGAAGTTACAAAATGAATTTAACGGATAGAAAATGGAGGTTATCCCCTGCTGATGAAAAATTACTGAACTTGATTGGTATGAAAGTTAAAAGTGGTATATATAAAAGTTTATATATACCAACAGTATTAGTCAGAAAAACATCTGATGGTAACTCGGGTAATATAAAATAATAATATTAAATAATAATAATATTTTATATAAAAAAAAGTGACGGTGGAAATGTAAAGGATTGTGTAGCCCAATTTATTTTAGTTTTTTCATAATATTCAATACCTGATATTATAGAATGAAGAGCCACCGACCCATTCGTCACTACTACTACACTTTTACTATCATCTATATTTAGTTTGGTTTTTATGAAATTTTCTAAAAGTTTTACATTTACTCCTCCATTTGTGAATTGATTTGTTTTTAATGGTATTGTCATTAATTCATTAACAATATTATTATTACTATCTTTATTTGAAATCCAATTTACAGAAGATTTATGATTCATATTTATATAAATTAATTTTTATAATTAATCATAATATCCTTAACACTTTCTTTAATATTTTTTATTTCAGGAAATAATTGTTCTAAACATGTTGTATCTAATAAATTATTAGATCTTTCTGATTTTAATATCTTATTTTGTTCTTCTATTGTAAAGTTTTTCCATGTAAAATCTGGATCTACATATTCTTTATACATTTCTAATATTTCATTATGTGATATACTTCCAGGATTTGTAAAATTTAATGTTCCTGTATGATTAATATTCATTAACTCAATAATATATGGTAATAATTCTGTTAAAACTGTCATTGAATTAGGTATGGAACATATCTTATCATATTTAGTTATTTTTGTTATAAAATTACGTGGATTATCATAATTAACAATGGGCATTCTTATTCTTAAATTTAATGTATTTGGCATTAATTTCATTAATCTATCTGTGAATCCTTTTACAGTTGAATATTGTGATCCAAAAAAATTAGGTAAATCATTTTCTTTAAAACCATTTTTATCTGATATAATTCCATCTTTATATGAAAAAATACATCCAGTCCCTAAATATGTATAATGAATTTTCCTTTCATTACATAATAAAGCTAATTGTAATGGTGAAAATAAATTATCATTAATATTTTCTTTCAATTTACCCGGTTCTTCTAAATAATCTATTGTTGAATAAGTTTTATCATCGATTTTGCCATGTGTTCTTCCAATAAATGATATAACATGTGTTGGTTTAATTTCATTTAAATCATTAATTAAATTATCATAATTATCACATCTAGTATTTGTTATATAATAATTTAAACCTTTTTCTTTTAAAATATCTATGAACATGGAACCAATCCAACCTTTATGACCATAAACTAATATTTTCATTTATTTTATATGGTATATTAATTTTAAATATT